CAGCTACCGCTGTTCCTTCCGTAAATGAACTGCCACCACCTAACGCCCATTGCTTAGATGATCCTGTAGTGAGAGTAGTTCCTAGTGCATACTCTTTACTAGAAAATTCACTCGTATCAACAGCGGCTCCTGTCGTAGTAGCCCATTCTTTCGCGGCTCCGCGACTGCCAGTGCTAGTGACGTTTGTACCGCCAACCGCCCAAGCTTTAGATGAAAAGTCTGAGCCAGTTATAGCACCATTAACTTTAACAGCATAGTTGGTTGCGAGTGTTGCTTGTGTTGAAGCTGTTGATGCATGACCACTTGCTGTTGATGCTGAAGAAGAAGCTTCACTTGCTTTTGTACTTGCTGTTACAGCAGAGGCTGCTGCTTCACTAGCTTTAGTCGTAGCAGTAGTAGCCGCACTACCCCCGTAGTTTGCATCACCATACGTTTTGTTTACAGCGTTACCACCAGCAGTAGGATTAGGTACATTTAAAAACTTCTTAGAGTTAACATCTAAGTCAGCAGTTAATGTATTAGGTGTAGTTCCATCACGTGAAACTGTAAGTTCTAAAGCTGCTTCAATAGCAGCATTGTTATTATTGATTGCTGTTACTGCTGAAGTTTCATTAGAACTTAACTGAGTTAAATCTGTAAGAGTAAGTTTAGCCATATTACGCTACATCCATTAAAATAGTTACAGTTGCTATCGCTCCAGAAGTGTTTGTTCCACCATCTCCTGCAATCTCTATAGCTCCACCAGCTGTTACAGTGTTTGCACCACTAGGAGAAGATAAGTCTATAGTCCCTGCGCCTGAGCCAGCAGTAGCTATTGTTATAGCTCCGTTAGTTATGTTAGTTCCTCCAATCTGAGGAGTAAGAACTACGTCAGCAGTTGCAATAGCTTTATTAATTACAGTGTATATTTTAGTTATGTTACCAGCTATAGGTGCAATAATCCAGTACGATTGTGCAGTAGCTAGATCGTCTAAAGTTAAGGTAAGTGCAACTAAGTTAGTATTTTTAATTGAAGAAGTATTAAGTTGAGCAGCAGCAACTTGTTGCCACGTTCCTGAACCTGAACCATTTGCTACATAGACTTTGTTTACAGCAGCAGCAGCCACACCTTTTGGTTCATGGAGATCACTACCAGTTAGGTTTTCATGACCTGTATTTGCCATATCAAATTCCTATGTTATTACATATATAAAAGAAATGGGGAGGCTGCTTAACCTCCCCTGTAGTTTCTTAAGCTACTCGGTATTTGATTACCAAATCAGCAACGCCAGCTGTGAAAGCTGCTGTTGCAAAGATAGCAGACACATACAAAGGTCGTCCAGCAGTACCAGCTAGAGCAGCTGCGGCAGAACCAACTAAGGCTCCGTCACAAGCTACATGGTCACCAATAGCATCAATAGCTGTCTTAGCGATTGTTGCATCAATACCATCAGAGTCAAGTACTGTGTAAGTACCGTCACCGTCATCATTCCAAAGACCGATGGTTAACGTACCAGAGCCTCCAGAAGTGAAAGCTTCCGTAACATACAGAGTAGCTGAAATGATGTGAGCACCACTAGGGATACCTACAGTAGGATGTGTTAAAGGTGCGTCAGCACTTAGTAGATCAACTCCGGTGATCTTATAAACAGCTTGAGCCTCATCACCCATTGTGCTTAGAGCACCTTGGATAGAAGGCTTAGTCCGTTCTGAGCCGAATTTGATTTCTAAACCATCAGCGTTTGTGTATAGTTCACTTGCAGACATATCTATTCCCTCCTATACTTGGTCGGTGTCAGATAAGACAACGACTAGATTTTCAGGACGGTATAACTTAACACCGTAACGAGCAGTAGTTACATACTCTTCACGTTGGAAGTCTTTGTTATACTCAGAGTCTACTTGTGGCATTTGCCGCCATGCACCAATAAAGGGCAGTACATCAGAAGCTGCACTAAAGAACAAGTTAGCTTTACCAGCAGCAGTAGTTGGTCCTGCACTGTCTATCTGTTCGTTAGCATCTGCTAAGTAGTTAGAAGTATATACATCGAAACCGTAGATGTTCTTTACGAACTTCATGCCAGTAGCGATACCGTCACTTACAATACCTTCCCAACGTGGGTTGTTAGAGATATTGGCAATGTTAGTTAGCGTGTTAATCGTGTACTCAACAGACGGATCAACAATAGCTACCAAGTTTGTATCAGGTACGTTAGCTTTCTTTAAAGAATAACGAGCCTTAGCAAAGTCTGCAACTGTGAATACTTCGTTAGTACCAGTAGCTACGAAACGGTGATCGGCTCCGTTAATAGCATTAGCACTAGAAGCAGTCTGTTGGCTTTGCAAACCGAGTACCTTAGTTTCAACTGTCTCTAAGATAGCACGTGATTGTTTAGGAACAAAGGAAGAAACAAGTTGGTTCATCCAGAAACCGTCTTGCTTAGCTTTGTTTGTGATGTAGTGACCAGAAGATTTGTATTGGTCTATTGAGAACTGGAACTCGCCAGTGTCAAGAGCACGATACTGTACTGGGCTATTCTCAGAATAGTCATCAGTTACTGCATCTCCAATAGAAGGAATGGTGAAAGTATCTCCATCAGGAAATTCATTCATCCAGTTTACGTATGTGGTCGCCTGAAGCTCATCTAGTAGAGTTTCTTTTAGTTGGCTAGACCACACTTCAGAACGGATCAAGTGACCCGAATTACCAGTGTCCATCATAATGATGTACCTCCAAAGTTAGTTTATGAATAAAAGGCTTGGCCTTTCTCTTGTCTCGCTTTGAATAGTTTGTTTTGTACAGCAGGAGAATAATACTTCTTAGGATCACTGCGTCTAATAGACTCAAATGAATTCCATGTATCTGCTTCTACTGCACCTAAACTATTCACTTTAGCAACAGCTTCTGTATTGGTCGTACTAGCTGTAATAGATGGGGTAATTGTCTTATCCCTACCTATACCTAGCACAGAGTAAAACGCATCAGGTGATTTAGCAGCAACATTAGCAAGGTCTTCCATTGAAAGGTTTAACTCTTTCGATTTAGTTTGGACTATCTCACTAGCTTTATCAGTACCGAATAACTCTTTCATCTTAGAGTCTACAGCCTGAATGTTATCTTGAGCTGCCTTCTGTGTGTTCTTCTGGTCTAGGGTTTGAGAGATAAGATCGGACAGCGCTTTCTCATCTAACTGAGGAGTGGTATTCTCCTGAGCTTTCATAGAAGCTTGTAGTTCCTCACGTTCTCTTTTTATCTGATCAACCATATCTTCTGCGTTAAGTCTTTTGTCAAGCTCACCACGTAGTTGATCATTCTCAGTTTTTAATTGATTAATGAATTGATCTGCATTGTTATACCCCTTTGCTAATTCTTCAGGGGTCTTGTACTTCTTATCATCACCTACGTAACTTCCTAGAATACTAGTAGTTTCATTAGCAGTATGAATAGTATCTCCATTGGGTTGGTCATCCTCTGGTGTCTTATTAAATATGTCAGCCACTTGTTTTTCCTTTTCTATCGGTCAATGTAAGGATATCTTTATAAGCTCTTAACTGACCATTACGGTCTGCTTGCTTATAAGCCCAAGAGTTACTTTCATAATCTGCTTTAGTAGGGCATTCTAAAGATTGTATTTGTTGTTGAACGATCTCAGTCAGACGGTCTAACAACATGCTGGAGTTCTTTACTGCACTGTCAAGGTTTTCTTTATCTTTACCTTTTAAGTTGCTACTCCATTTTGAGTTAATCATTATACTATTATTATACCATAGTTTCCTCTGGTTGTCCAGAACTTAATTCATCACCTACAGCTTGTTCTTCATCTAGTGTGCCTTGCCCTGCATTAACCATACGTTGTGTTTCCATCTGTTCAGCTACTCTGATGTTAGGTTGCACTAGATTAAACTTCTCTATGTTAAGGAGTTCTTCTATTACTTGTGCAGTCTTAATACCTGAGATGTGTACATTGATAGCAGGGTCTTGGCCTACTGCTGAGTTTAAAAGGTTTAGCATGTTCTGGAACTGGTTAGCTCTTTGAGCAAAGTGCCGCGCACCAATAGGTCTAATCTTACCACGTGCTGCTAGGTCTTCAGGTGTTATCGTTTCAAAGAGAGCTGCACCAAACTCATCATCTACAACACGGACTACATCAGAGATTTCCATGTTACGTCTAGCTAGTTCAAGCATGTCGTTAATCAAAGGCTCTAAGAAGTTACGCTCAAAGTAACTTACCTTATTCATAAACACACGGCTAGATGCATTGTCTAGTGTCTGCACTTCAAAGGCTGTCTTCTCTCCCGGTGTACGAATACCCATTGCTTGTCTAGGAGCACCAGCCATCTCTTCCATCTTGTTCTCTAAGATAGCAATCTGTGTGTCAGCATTTAAAGCTGTAGTGTCTGGTCGCATAAACTCTACGTTACCATCTTCTCCAACGTATATCTTCTCTCCCGGTCCGAATGAGAAGTCTTCTACAAAGCCTTGTACCTTAGCTATAGGGTGTGCAATCATATCAAAGACATCAGCTTTTAGATTCTCTAAGTGATCAATACGATACTGCATACCTACTAAGTTATCTAGTGGCCCCATTGCATACAGGTTGTCAGGACGTAAACGCCAGCCAGCGTGTCTGATAGACTGCCCTCTCCAGCTAGGGTTAGCTACATTACGGATGACACGTTGTCTATCTGCAATCGTAATGATCCGATTCTTTAGAAGTGTTTTAGTTGAGGTATCGTAGATGTCTCCATGAAACTCTAAGAGTTCTACGTAGTCTGACTGGTAGTACTCAAAGATAGAACCGAAACCATCAATAGTAAATCCTTCAGCTTTGTCTACGTCATGTGTAGATAGACCGCTTACGTTCTGACGTACAGTTACTATATCGTTAAAGACTTCTGATAAGTAACCCATCTCAGGGTGATCTTCTATGTCAGCTGCTACTTCACCTAATGACTTGATGTACCTGATAAGCTTAGGGGAGTTGTCAATGCTAGTTGCTACAGGGTTAATTAAAACATCGTAGGGGCTTAACCGTACAGCCCTTGGGCCTACATAGCCGGGGTAGACTTCGCCTGTCTCTTCATCTATACGTGTTTCATTAACGTACTCAGTAGTTCCTATAACATTACCGTAATCAATAAAGTCATAGACCATAGTAGATACTATATTAATAAAGTTACCGTAACGTAGTTTATTCTTAATGTAAGAAGAGATTACTTTACGTTTCTCTTCAGCTTCCGCATCTTCGTCATCACCTTCCCATAGAAGCCAATCATCATTTGGAAACAATGCTGCCATATAATTAGCATGTAGGTTGTCCCTTATCTGACATAGTTTAGGTGTAGTCGTAGAGTTTTTCCAAGGTAGGGTAGCATTAGAAGTCTTTGTAGTATCCGTAGCAAAGACATAGTTACGGAGTTCCTTCTTATCTTCTACCCAAGACCTACGTTGGTTAGCCCACTCTAGGTACTTGTTTCCAATAGCATTAGCTAGAACATCTGGTGTCCCAATATACTCTGCAAAATCTAATGTACGTCCAGCCAT